CGGCGCGTGATGTTGCCCTGATTAATGAACTCGGCCCCAACCCCGGCATGACTTTTTCAACGCTGCGTGACAGCGCGCTTAAAAAAGACAGTCAGATCCCCGGCGTCACATTTGACCGACACGGCGAAGTTGAGGCGGGCAAGCGCGGGCTGTTCGGGCCAGAGGCATATTTCCGCCAGTTGGTGAGGGATAATCAGGACTTTACCCGTATTGACCGTATCAGCAGTGCGCTGACGGCTTATCAGGCGGCGACCAAACTTACCAGTACTGCAATGCGCGCGCCGTTCCAGGACACGCCCGGCATACTGCTGAACATGGCTGACGTGGGCCAGCTTAAAAATGTTGGCACCATTCTGCACACCGCTTTTACCCGTAAGGAGGCGGCGCGTTTCGGCATTGGTGCAGAGGTAGCGTTACAGGCTGCACGTGAAGGCAGTGAGCGGATCATGTCTCAGGGTAGACTGAATACCGGCAATCTCATGTCACGTTATGCACAGGCCACCATGAAATATACGCTGCTTGATGCATGGACGAACGCCGCGCGCCGGGCAGGGCAAACCACGCATGCTTTAGCGCTGGGCGAATGGTCACAAAAACCGTGGGATAAACTGACAGAAAGCGATCGCGGAATACTGAATAACGCCGGTATTACCGATGCTGACTGGCAATTAATCATGGCCCTACCGCGTCAGGAACTGCGCGGCCACGCCATTCACAACATTGATGATGTGGCTACGCTTGGCCTTACCGCAGATGAAACCCTGCGCCTACAGTCGCGCATGATGGGCTTTATCCGCATGGGCGGCGACATAGTGACCTCTGAACATAACCTGACGGCGCAAACGCTCATGAGCGCGGGAGGCCGTACAAACGCGCTCACTAAACAGGTGATGTTATTTAAAAACGCCGGTGCCATTCAGACAGCGCACATGCTTGATCGTCTTGGCCGCAAATCAGGCAGCACGAAAACCGGATACATCGCCGCCACAGCAGCTTTATCAGCAGGGTTTGGTTACATGGCGCTTGTGGCTCAGGCAGTCACTAACGGGCAAAATCCTCCGCCACCTGATGACTGGCGCACTGTCGGGAAGGCCATGGCCGTGGCTGGTGGTTTTGCGATGGTGCAGGACTTGATCACCAGCATGTATGACGCCGCCAGCGGTGACAACAGCGGGCACAGTTCCAGCGCGGTTCCCATTTTTGGCGATATGGCCACACTCGGAAAAATAGCTTTCACCTCGGAAAGCGATCCCGGTAAAGCGGCTTATATGGCAATCCGGTTTGGACGCCAGCAGATTGCGCCGCTGAATTACTGGTACACCAAAGCCGCGGTAGATCATCTGTTTTTCAACGATGCCGCCGAAGCACTCAATCCGGGCTATCAAAAACGATTACGCAAATATGCTGACCAGAAAGGCCAGCAGTATTTTTACGATCCGTCAGGTTCTGGCGGGGCGTCATTTGGTTTCGGGCAATACACAAAACCTCTCGGAGAATAATCATGTCAAAACCACGCAGCCAGAAAGCAGTAACGCAGGATTTATGCGACCTTGCCGACCGCCTGACCGAAGTCGCAATAACGGAATGTGATGTTACGCAGTGGCCCGGCCATGGAAAAAGTATCACTGAAATGGACAAGCAGACGCGCGGCGATCGTTACTGGGCGAAGCAGAACGCCACAGCCACAATTCTGCTCGTTAAAAATCTGCATAACCTGGTAAGCCAGCGGCAGGCAGGGCAAAAAGACCGGCTGGCAGCCAACCCCACGGCGGCCAGTGACGATGATATTTTGCAGCAGCAGGTTTCACAGGCAGAGCGTGATTCAGCAGAGCAGATACGCAAAGCAATGGCGAAAATGGCGAAACACTGATGAGCGGGAAAGTCGGGTTTGGCGCTTTCTATCTGATGTGGGCGCAGCGTATGAACTGGACAGTTCCCGGCATTCACTGGATCGTTATTAACTGGCTTGAGTCCAGGGGGGATCTGGCAGTTCTGCGCTGTTTTCGTGGTTTTGGAAAATCGACAATCATCGATGTTTATTTTGCCTGGAGGATTTATAAAAAATCCAACTGGCGTTTGCTTCTCCAGTCAGAAGCCGATTCCACCGCTTTAAAAAACAGCCGCGACACGCAAAACATATTACGCAATCACCCGCTCACACGTGGACTTCTTGAAGATACCGGCACAGTTGAAAGCTGGTGGACGCATGAGGGTAAAGACTCTGATCCGCGAAATCCTCAGTTTTTAGCAAAAGGCGTTTTATCAAACGTCACCGGTTCGCGCGCCGACGAGATTGTGAATGATGATGTTGAGGTGCCGCGTAATATCACCACGCCGGAACTCAGGGAGAAACTTCGGTACCGCCTGGAGGAACAGACTCATATCGCGGTACCGGGCGCTAAGAAACTTTTTATCGGTACTCCGCACGCCTTTGATTCGCTCTATGACGATGAAGAAAGTAAGGGCGCTGACTGCCTGACAATTCCTCTTTTCAATAAAGATTTTCGAATTGATGAGCCCAAAGGGCGCAACGCTTTCGGCGTGCCGTTTGAGCCAGTGTATGTTTTTAGCGGCATTGGAAAAGGCGCATCGTTGCTGCGACCGGACATCGATTATCGATACAGCAAAGGCATTATCACTTTTGTCACAGCGCCAAAATCAGTTATCGACTGTTACGGTGAATCGGCGTGGCCGGAGCGTTTCAACGATGCCGAACTGCTTAAGCGCCGCCAGCAGACGCGCACGCTAAACGGCTGGGATTCGCAGTATTTGTTGCGCTCTCGTCCTGTTCATAATCTGCGTCTGGATCCGGACAGAATAAGGGAATACAACTGCGAGATTGTTTTCAGGCGTGCCAACAATGTGACGACCGCCTACCTTGGCAGCGTCCAGTTAACTGGCGGTTCCTGTTACTGGGACGTCTCAACAGGGAAAAGAAAGAGTGATGCATCTGCCGTCAGCCTTATTTTGCAGGATACCCGGGGGCATTATTACTGGCATGTCTGCGAAGGGCTGGAGGGCGATCTTGCAGAGTTTGACGACAGCGGCCAGATTTGTGGCGGCCAGGTCTGGCAGTTAAGAAGCCTGGTTATTTCCTTCAACATCCCCCGCGTAACCGTCGAAGTTAACGGGCCTGGTTCATTCGCAGGCAAGTTACTGCGTCAGGCTTTAAAGGGGCTCACATGCGCGGTGGTAGAAATCACCGTTACCACGAATAAACAGCAACGCATTCTGGATGGTCTGGAAGGCCCGCTAACGTCCGGCATTCTCTGGGCGCATACGCGCGTGCTCGACGGGCCGTTATACGAGCAGATGCGGGAATTTAACCCAATGCTGACCACGCAGGAGGATGATTATCTCGACAGCGGTAGCGGGGCAATTATCGAGCAGCCAGTAAAAATCGGCCATGTGCAGCATGAAAATCCGGCGCGCGGCCACGGTGAGACCTGGCGACAGACACACGGCACTTACGAAATAGAAACGGAGTATTAAGCATGAGCGTACCGGCACAAGTACCTATTAGCGGGCCATACATCGCGAACGGGGTTACAACGCAGTTTGCCTATAAATTTTATCTGCTGTTTGCCACTGACATGCAGGTGTTTGTAGGTGGTCTGAAAAAGATACTGAACACTGATTACACTGTGACCGGCGTTGGCAACAGTCAGGGCGGAAACGTGGTATTCACTACCGCACCTGCCAACGGGCTTGAAGTGCTGATCAAGCGCGCCACGCCTTATACCCGCCAGACTGACTATGCGGATAATGGCGACCTGCTGGCTGATGTAGTTAACGATGATTTTGATCGCATCTGGCTGGCGCTACAGGAAATTAACGCCAACTTTTCGAGCTCAATCAGTAAGGCAGTTGGCGGTAACTGGGATGCTCAGTCGTTGCGCATTATGGCTGTTGCAGACGGTACACAGCCGCAGGATGCCGCCACAGTCAATCAATTAAATAACGTCAATGAGTCAGCAGGGCAAAGCGCTCAGGCGGCGGCCAATAGTGCAGCGGCTGCTAAAACCAGTGAAAACAATTCCGCCTCAAGCCAGCAGGCGGCAGCCTCAAGCGCCAGCGCCGCATCTGTATCGGCTGGTAATTCCAGCGACAGCGCTAATCTGGCTCAGAAATGGGCTGCTAACCCTGTCGGAACGGAAG